GAGAGTCTAAATCATCAAAGTGGTCCTGTATTTCTTTAAATGTATATTTTCTTAACCAAATAGGCATATTATATACAGTATGATAATCAAAACCACCATTACCGTGAAATACAATATCATGGATTGATTTAAATAAAGATTTACGGACTAGGGGTGCGGTGTTAGTAGTCAGGCCAAAAAAAGTTGAGCCCAATAGGCACCGTGACCTCCTCACCACTTTCAAGAACATAATTCATGTCGACGTCAGGCTGTGTATTTTTTACGTGTTCTCGAAAAGCCCTTGAGTCTCTTGCTAATAGATAATTATCTACATAATCTCTAATATCTTTTTTTTCATCTTTACCATCTACTGATGTAATCATGTGTTTTAAACGTGTAGTAAGGTCTGCTGATGATTCTTTATTAATCTTTTTTAATCCTGCTAATTCTCTATCTATAGCTTTTTCATCTTTACCAGTAAGGAGTTTATAAGTAAGAACTGTATCTGTTTGTTCTGATTTGTAAACAAACTCATTTTTACCTTGTTCTAATCCTTTAATGTCAAATTCAGTATTTTCTAATTCCGTTAAATCAACTCTATGATCTATTCCTTTTATTTTTACATCATAGTTTTTACCATAACCTAAAATACGGGCTGCAACAAAAACTGCATTTTTGTCACCTACAATAAAATCTTCAATATTAAGATCTTTGTTAACAAGTAAGGAATTTAATAATTTATCTAATACTATACCCTTTTTGATGTAAGATTGATTTGAAAGTATGTCTTCTTCCCTAGCAGTCATATATTTAATTTCTACTTTACCACTAGATAATGGATGTTCTTTAGGATATACTATACCTTTTGAAGGTAAATCAATTTCTTCAGTTGGAAATTTAAAATCACTCATATAATCTTTATTTAGTTAAAACTTGTTTCATTAATACATATGTAACATACAAAAAAGGTTGACCGAAGCCAACCTATTTTATAAAAAATGTTAATGTTTATTAGAAATTTAAAATACAATAATCTGGTTGAACTTCTAAAGATATTTCTTGAGCTGCATTTTCTGTATCCCAATTATAATCTCCAAA